TGAAAAAAACGCTTTCCGTCCCTGGGCCGCATAGAGACGAGAATTATAGAATTCAATCAGATGACCGCCGACCATTCTTTTCTTGAATCTTAAATCGGGATTCGGAAAAGGATGGGGTTGGCCATCCTCGATGTAACCGACAATCGAACGGTTCGAGAAATAGATCGTGCCGTCAGATTCGATGAAGTTCATTTTCTCTTCCGGGTTCAAAATCGAAAGAAGGGTTTGGGTCGTATTGTTCTCAAAGAGTCTTTTGAGATAAATCCCTTCGCAGAAAAAACAAACCTTTCCATTCGACCAGAGGGAATGAATATTGCCGGAGTATTCTGGATTAAATCCTTTTCTTCTGTGGATCATCTTTTCGTCATCAATGTCGATGTTTTCTCCGACTTCGAGATATACTCCACCTTTCCCAACCGATATTCTTAATGGATCAGCCAGGTTGTTTACTCCGAGAAAGTTTCTAAAATCAAGCCAGGGTTCAACCATCACATCGCTCCTGGGTGCGGCCTGAGAACACGACTCGAATGTCTCAGGCGATACTTCTCCTTTTTAGCGAGAACCTTGCTTGTTTCAAATAAAATCCTATGCCTGTCTGCGGCCTTGGGATCGTAGCATTCGGTATCCTGTTTGAGGTAAGCCTCTCTCAAAATTCCATCGATCAATTTCGGATGGTAATCGAAGTTGATTTCCGGCGACAGGCTTTCCCAGGCCGCAAGAGTTAATTGAACAAGCGGCAACCGAGAGGTAGAGAGCCACAACGAATCTCTAACTTTCTGTACAACCGTCGCAGGAACCGTTTCACCAATGACGGTTTCGGAAATGGTAAAATAGTTGGCGGTCGCCGTTACAATGGTTTTTGTCCCATTGTTCGATACCGACCCGGAGATCACGACTTGCGATCCAGCGGAGAGGTAAATTTCAAAATTCCCACCGACCATCTGAATTGTCTTGTCGCCTGCGGTAAAAATCATCTCTCCGGTGTAGTAACCTTCCGCATTGAAATAGGGAACAATTCTCAGTTTTGCCGCTTCGTAATCGGGCACGAGATAGCGAGGTTCGCCTACTCGTGTCTCCCATGAAAAGATATTGTCATCGAGCCAGAGTTCATCTTTGATTTCAATATTCGGCCATCCACTCAGGAGCCTTCCTTTGTGAAGGGCGACAATTCTCGAATCCATGGGAAAGATATATTGATTGGCAAGGAGAAGAATTTTACAGATGGCTTCGGTGGAGGAGTCTCGGAGGCAAAGGGTCTGCCTGCACCATTCATTTAGGACAGAATTCAGATGACGAAGCAGTTCATCATCTTTCCAGAGTTCATACCCTTTCCCATATCCCTTCACATCATCGAGTTTATCCACCCTCGTCGAAGTGAGGATTTCCTTCGTATTCATAAAACCTCCACACAGGGATCAGCCATTCAAGATAAAAACAGGGAGGGAGAATCGGCCCCCCCTGTGTTGATTGTTTTCAAAGTTTCATTCGGCTTCTGTTTCTACTTTTAGTCTGCCCCAGGGAATGTAACCCTTTCCATTACACATTCTGCATGTTGAGAGGACGGGTTCATTTTCGGAATAGGAATCTACGGTCTCCTTGACTCCTTCGCACCTGGGGCATATTTTCTGGATCTTTTGCCAGGCCATGTTTTATCTCCTTATCTGAGATTAACTGGATACGGCAACGCCTATGCCAGCAGCGTCATCGCCAGTGGAGCTATTGCAAACGAAGATTCTGGCGTTGGCCGATGCGTCGTATTCGGTAAATCCCATTCCAGAACAATTTGAAAAAATGATTTTACCCGCAGTCGGCGTTCCGGTAGTGCAAAGTCCGTTAACCGTAGTACCAAGACCAAGGAATTTGCACCTATCAAATAGGACATAGGCATTGACGTCGATCAGGTTTGAAATATTGATCGGGGACATTGTGGCCTGATTTGTGTACCACAACACAACGCAGTCCATGAAATGCGTTCCTGCGTTGCCATTGGTCCCGCCAACTCCGTAAATCTGAAAACCATCCGTGGCGGCCGCCAACTGGTTCCACTGTCCGATGGTGCATCGACGGAAGGTGTTCGATCTCGCACCATCTCCCAGGGTGAGATTCCGGTAGGCAACAGCTCCAAGTGCTGCCATGATCGGAGAATCAAACTGGCAGTCCTCAAAATAGTTATACGAGGCGTTCGTGCCCAATGTGACATTCTGCACCCCCAGGGCACTATTGAAGTCTCTCTGCCAATGGATAGCCTTGAAGATATTCCCTATTCCCGTAATACTGAACAGCATTTCGTGAAACGCTGCCGTATCGTAAATCCTGTTTCTTCCACCATACACCCCAGGGCCAGCGAGACCGATCAAATGAGTAAAACTGTGTGCCCATACAAAATGATCGATCAATCCGTGGTAACTCGCCCCAGGAACCAGGATTAGTGCCTCGTTTTTGTTTGTTCTCAATGCCGCATATCCGGCTGACAATGTCTTTTTGGCGTTTGAAATGCTCTTTCCGGCATAGGCACTATCACTTCCATTGACCGGATCAACGAAAATCTTTTTGGTGAACATATCGAGACTTGCACCGCCCCTAATCATGTCAACGGTTAATTCTCCAACCGAAAGTTGTTCATATCTCATGGTAATCCTCCTTTTTATTCACAAGCGTCTGAGCTTCCCGGCCTTGTTACTCAAGGGGAGGCCCAATTAAGGGCCTCCCCGTCAAAAGGTTTATTCGGGTAAAAGCTGTATGCCATCAAGTACCACATCGAAGATGGCATCGGCGATGTCCGCCGTTGCGATCACTCCGTAGAGTATCGTGGCGACCTTGTAATACTTCGGCAGAGAAGTCGTGCCGTAGAACATCCCGGCTGCGTTCATTATCTGAGCCGCAAGGGGAGTGATCGACCCGTCTTGCAGGGTCATAGTTCCTGTCAAAGCACTTGCGGTCTTGACACGGAGGGCAGTCCCTTTGAGGGTAAATCCTGCCGGGATTTCTCCAAGGTAATATGTGTTCCCATTCACGAGACCACCGGATACCTTCGTTGCATTGATAGGTATTACGATGGCTGCATGAGCCCTGATCGCATCTGACGGAATGACTCCTACCGTCTCTTTTCTGAGATCAATGATTGACATAATAGTTTCCTCCTTGAATTCAAAAAACTGGCATTTTAAATTTCACCATGATATAACAAAGTTTATGCTCTGCATTTGCGGTGAAAATCATGCCAGGCGCCGGTGTAAAATTTATCTTGCCGCCGTCTTCCAAAAATGGCAACAAGCCCATAGACAAGAGCGAACCGCCTATATGAGAAAATGGCGGCCCACCCATCCGCTAACGCTTGCTCAACGAAAAAAAGAATCTTGTCGAGCTTATACCAGAGTCTATGTTTCAAGAGGGCACTTAAATAAACAACCATGCGAAAAATGTGGTAATCCTGTAGCCGAAAAGCACCACTTAGATTATTCATGCCCTCTCGAAATCTCATGGCTTTGCACTCCATGCCACCGTTTATTTCATAAACAGAATTCTATTTGTGGCAATACAGAATTCCAACGCTCTCAGTCTTGAGAACCTTGAATCCCAGGATATTCAAGCCTCGCACGATATCTGCGAAAGCATCCTGAGACCGAAGGGTCTCCGTCTCGGTGATCTGAGAAGCGAAAGAAGGCCCACTTCGATGGCCGAACATGGCTTTGTAGCAGGTCACTCCATCGGATGCCGTGGGGAGAAGGTTTGAGGAATAAAGGGTGAATCGGTCGATCTGTCCCAGTCTCCCATTCCGCAGAATGGAAGTGTTGTCTCCCGTAAGGGAGGCATCTTTCAGGTCGGACTTCTTGATGAGGCCCGCCATCCAGATGGGGATAAGCATCCATCGACCTGTTTCAGGGACGTTCTGCTCATCGAGGACGGAACCGCAGTCCACGATGTAGTCAAGGACGTTTGCCTTATCAACGGTCTCAGGAAAGCCTGCGGCCCCCAGGACATAAGAAGAAGACTTCACGCCTGCGTTAAGGCCCTGATTCTTGGCGTGAGCCCCGGATGCCATCGTCACGAAACAATCCGTTTCGATGGTGATCTTCATTTGCTGACCGGCTTCTTCTGTCCACCTATCGAGGAGATTGATGTCGGACTGCACATCCATCACGTCGTCAAGTTCCACATCCCAGTAATACCCCTGGTCGATGGAGAGAGAAGTCGGAACGGAAGTAGGTCGCTCTCTCGTGAGGGCCTGACCCACAACGTATTTGCGGATGGTGATCGGAGAGACGGTTCGGATTAAAACCGTATCGCCGAATTTCTTGATCTCATTTTCATAGTCGGTATTGCTGATCTCCGACAAGCACGTGGAATCATAAAACTTTACAAGGATTTTTCCAGACCAAATCTCTGGAATAAACTGAGCCCCTGATCTCGTATAATCAGGCACTTCTGCGACTCGTGGGTATGCCATGGTATTTCCTCCTCTTATCCGTTAACGATCAATCCTTTCGTCATAGCCTCGTTGATCTCGGTAGTAATTTTTTCTCGATCTTTTGGTTTGTTCTTGTATCGACCGAGAGCAACATCGGTATGAAACTTCTTGACGAAGGATCGAGTGAAGGTTTTTGGTTTTCCATCGCCATCCCCCGGTTTCTTGGGCAGCGTTCCGCCACCAGGTCTCGAAGGAGCGAGGGTTTCATCGTCTTCGCCGGTAGGTGTTTCTATTTTAGGTGCAGGAGTTGCAGGCTTTTTAAGGGCCAGCCAATCATTGAAAAATTCTGCGACTGTATCCGCATCGGCCCTTGTCAGGGCATTTCGCAAAAGTTCAAAATCTGAGACCCCACGGTATTTCTTGTTTTTGAGAGTCTTTGTGAATTCGGGGTCGTCATTAATCTGCCTCCAACAAGGATTGCCGTTCTCGTCCTTAATTAACCGATCCAATTTCCCGGTAAAGGTTTCTGCGGCGGATTGTTTCACATCCTTTTCTACCGATGCCACCCTGGGTTCAACTGTTCCCTTGAAGACCTCATCCACGATGGAATACACCATACCCTTGAATTCATCGGACTTGATCCATTGCTTCATCACAATGAGTTGGCCCCGATGGATT